GCCGGCTGATTCCATGTATCGCCATCTGAAGCTTCTGTTGCACTCTCATCCGCCACAATCATTGTATTAAAGTCGGCAGTTGGTATGCCAGTAATTCGTGTTGCTCTACGTAATGTTAAACTTAAATGTGCATTGGTTTCCTGGTCGCCATCATCCTTTAAATTAACGGCCAGTCGGTTGACATCTGACTCGTTTATGTATTTGGGATATATTTCATTTGGATCATAAAAACCTTTTCTGGAATCGGCCAACTCTACTGGTCGGCCAGGTAAACTTCCTAATATGACCATCTCTTGTCTACGAAGGCCATCTCTAAAATATCCCATCACCCAACTGCCTTCTAATAAACCTAACGGTGATGAACCGACACCTGATATACTGCTGGATGTAATGGGTAACATCACGCTGGCCCATGGCAAATCTGCCGTAGGTAGAATAGATTTGTTTTCTGTGTGATGACCTAATGCTCTGACTTTAAGACGGCCAGCATAGAGTGGGTCTTGGCGATTCTCAACAACGCCAACGAACCATAAAAATCCATTGAAACCCAAATAGTTCTCGTTATACATAAAATTTTCTCGTTAACTCGTTTGATAATAACACTTCAACATACGTTATTTTTGCCTATTTAAATGGCCTCTACGCTGGCCTTTCCATATATGTATACCAGCAAATAAACACGAGTATACTGGCGTATAACCAAAACTGGCTGTTTAACGAATACGCTACGCTGACTTTATCTCTTAGTTCTCTTAATCGCTCAAGTACTCGTCTATACATAGTGGCCATCTTTCAGTTATTTACTTCTTTTACACTTACATATTCTCAATGAGAGTTTGCCTGTAAGTTTTTTTAAAAGTTCTTTAATTCGTTTATACATAATTTCCTATCGTTTCTTAGGTTGTTTCTATATTTATGGTGATATTCTCTCGGTTGTGGTGAATTGGCCAGCGGTCTATATCTACAAAATAGCTGTCGGAGCGGGCGGTCTTTGTGTATTCTTTCAGCATTATTTAAATATATCATTACTAATTGCTTGTATTATTGCTTCGTCTAGTTCTTTTATATTATATACTTGACGTTCTTCTAATTCTCTATGTGTAAAAGTATCTACGTTTTGTTGTGGATATGGTCGTTTAACGCTGTCTTTTAAACATTGAATAAACATAAAATGTGTTTTATTTTTAAAGTTTAATACGTGTCTTAAAGAGGTTACAAGGTAACGACCTGACGCTATAGGATCGGTGTCGGACTTATATGTTTGGTCGTACGGCGCATAACTAGGTATGTCAAGTGTCACGACATCGCCGGCAGATAAACCTGTAAATCCAAATAATTCTAATTCTATTTTAAATGACTCAAAAGCTAAACGTTGTGATAATCTTTTTTGTGTAATTTCTTCTAATGGCACTCTTTGCGTGTCATTATGTATGTTTTCTGTATGAGTATCAAAGTATTGTGTGCCCTCGTAAAAGTCTGATATTTTTTTATCTGGTGTAAACTGTAATATAGGTAATATAGAGCGGTCGGCTGTCCTTGAACCATCAGCGGCGTTTTCTGTATGATGTGCAAGTTCAAAATCAGTGTTATAATTAAAATTGTATTCGTAAAAACGTTTATTAAAATTGTCGTGTGTAATTAGTTTACTTGCATAAACACCATTTCTTAAATTTTTAAGTGTATCAAATTGTGATAAAATTTTAAAATTTCTTATAACTGACATATCTTTTACAATATCTTTTGAACCACTATTATCTCTTACATTAGCAGCTTGTGCAGTGAATCTGGCTATAGATGGACGAGCACTATCAATATCAAAGGCTAACATACTTTCTAATGATCTAAAATTAAATCCAGTTGCTGTTTCATAAAAAAGCATACCAGCATTATAATAACGTCTACTTCTTGCCTCACGTGATAGTGTATCAATTGCTTCAAATGGTTTTAATGCTGGATATACATATTTGTGCACACCGATTGTTTCTTCAACAACAATATTTTTTGCAGAATTTAAATATTTTTGATCTCTTACAATTTCAGATACCATATTTGATATTTGTTTTTTAGGCGCATGATATAATCTAATTTGTTCATTTACAATAGTTTCTTTACTTGTAAAGTGTAATATATAAACTTGTGATCTAGGATTTAAAGTCGACCTATTTGATACTTTGTAAATAAAAACAGGATGCCCCGTTTCTTCTGTAAAATCAAATACTCTATTTACTGATGGTGTTCGTAATTTAAATTCTAATCTCTCATAGCCTGTTAAAGGTAGAAATCCTAATAAATTCTCAGCATCTACAATAGATACGGCACCTGATAGTGTTTTGTCAAAAATACTTTCAAAAACACTAACTTCTATAATTATTTTAGTTATATCTATTTTTTTTGGTTGTGAAGATAATCCTGTAGAGCTTTGATAAGTTACCAACAATACACTTGATAAATTAAATTCTCCAGCCCTTCTAAAAACATCAGCATCAATTTGATTATACATTATTTTCTAATTGTTATTTCAAATTCTTCTATAAAAGGTTGTAAAAATGATACATCTAAAATTTTTATTTGCCTTTTTTGATCTTGTAATCTTTCTTCATATTCTCTATTTGTTACAGCAGTAGCGCCGGTTGTTGTGCTATTGACTTCAATCTTATGTGAATAGTCACTAGGGCCTAAACCATTTGTTTCTCCACTAGATTGTGTAATTTCATAATGATGTATGCTATCGGGATTTACGTATTTGTCATTTAAATATATTTCAAATTGTTCAATAGTTAATGGCCAGTCATAATAACGATCAGTTATATTGTTTATAAATAATATAATCCAATGGTATTGTGTAGAACCATAATATTTGTAAGATAAACTTTCAGGTGTGTCCCCATCTAAAACATCATATGTGGAGTATAATGTTAGTTCATTTAAAATTTTTTCTCTAATTTTTAATCTATTAAATAAATCTGTTACAAGTTTATCTGTTTTGTCTCCTACTAAATCATATACTAATTTAGGAAAAAAAGAAAAATACATTAAAAACCTCCAGCAATTTTACGTTTTGTCATAATTTCAGTTTCTAAAAAGCTTAAAGAAACTTTTGTGTAAGTAGGAAAAGCACCTTTATCATCAGGCATAAATGTTGATACAACACCTTCTGGTGTTTGGTCTATTTCCATATTTTTTAACACACATCTTGCAACTCTAGGTATATAATTATTTTGTTTACCTAAGTACATATAAGTTATATTAAATTCTGATGGTGTAATTAAAAAAGCTTTATTTTCCGAAACATCTGGCGACATATGAAACTTAAATAAAGTTATAATTTTTTGTATCATATCTAATTCTTTCTTATTTTTAGGTGCAAAATCATATACATAATTAAATTCTCGCATAGGTACAGATTTAAATACTGATTCAATATTAGGATTTACAGCTTCTCCTGTAACTTTTGTTCTTGTTGCTGCGAAATCACCTAAACCTGGTATAACAGAAAACCCGGCGCCTACAACCTCTCTAGCCATTGATTGTAACATTTCAATTGACTTACCTGATATATCAACACCTTTCATAGCAAAAACACCAGCCATACCTGTCGCTGCTTGTTCATAATCTGTAGCAAAAGTTGTTTTTAAATTTGGCGGTGTGTATAATATAATAGATGATGCTATTCTTTTATGTGTAGGTTTATTAAGAGGTGTGTTTACACCTGAATCAACAGGATTTGCTAAAACTCTACCATCAGCATTTTTCAATATTGGACTTGTGATTGTTTTGTTTTTTTGTAAAAAATCACTTTTTATATTATTTTCTATTATATCAAAAATCATATAATGTCCCATACCTAACTGAGCCACCTCCTCAGGATAATGCGCTACACCATATTCAAAAGGATTATTTGTAATTTCACCTGCGCTGTCATCATCTCTAATTTCGAGTGGTGATTTATTAATTAATTTTTTTGCAAAATTATTTACATTACCTGATATATTTCCTCCAGGCATCAAGTTATTTAATATGTCAGATGCGATACTTGTGTTTCTTAATAATGCCATAAATAGTTGTATGTTTAATAGTAATATTTATATGTGATATGAGAGCAAGTTATAAAGGAATTTACAAACCTACACACCCTAAAAAGTACGCTGGTGACCCAAATAGAATAGTATATCGTTCATTATTAGAGAGAAGAATGATGGTGTATTTGGATAAAAATGATGCTGTTGAGTTTTGGGCTAGTGAAGAAATACCTATTATCTATCGTTCACCTATTGATTATCGTATTCATAGATACTATCCAGATTTTATATTCAAGTTAAAAACAGGTAAGAAATATATGGTTGAAATAAAACCATACCGCCAGTGTTTTCCACCAAAGAAACCAAAGAAACAAGGTAAGTACTATATGAATGAACAGTTAGAATATATAAAGAACCAAGCTAAATGGCAAGCCGCTAAAGTGTATTGTGAAGGCAACGATTTAGAGTTTAAGATATTTACTGAAAAGGATATAGGCGTCT